CAAATAAATCAGCTGCTCGTAAGCGCGCTAAAGAAGCCCTTAAAGAATACGAGATGCAGAAAAATACTCTTAAAAAAGAAATGGAAGAGTACAGAGCAGCTAAAAAAGCTATTGAAGAAAAGAAAACTAAAGCAAAAGAGCTTATTAATAAGCTTAGATAAATTGGACGAGTTAACTAAGTTTCTGGTTAGGGAGCTAATAGACGGGCAATCCGTCACAGCTATCTATGGTGGGGGGTTCAAACCTCCCACTAAAGGTCACTTTGACTTAGTTAAAACAGCTTTAAAAGATTTTAAAGACATAGATAAATTTATAATCTATGTTGGAAGTGGTGTTCGAGACGGAATCGAGCAAGAACAATCTTTACAAGTATGGGATATTTACAAGGAATTACTTCCATCCAAAGTTCAAATAGAACCATCAGCTACCCCTATTGGCGATATAATGCGCTATGCTAAAAACCACCCAGACGAAAAAGTATATTTTGTAATTGGTTATCGTGAGGGTAGAGAGGATGATTTAGATGATATCAAAAACCGCACTAAAGGGGTAGAAGAAAAATACCCTAATTTAGAGGTTCGAGTAATCAAAACCCCATCGGGTGATATGAGCGGAACAAATGCTCGTAAAGCACTTAAAAAAGGAGATAAAGAACAATTCTTTACTTATTTACCTACTGAAGTACCAGCTAACGAGAAAGAAGATATCTACAATATTTTAGAACCTACTGTTTTTAAAGAAGGGTCTTGCGGTTACGATATAGACGCTAAAACCGGTAAACAATTAGCTACACCTGGTGGTTTAGAGGAAGCAGATCCTAAAAAAGGAACAGGTAAAAAACCAAAAGGATCATCTCGTAGATTATACACTGATGAAAATCCAAGCGATACAGTTAAAGTAAAATTCTCTACTAAACAGGATATTATAGATACATTTTCTAAAGCATCTTTTAAGTCAAAGCCACACGCTCGCAAATCTCAGGTAATTAACTTAATTCACCAACGTGTTAGAGCAGCTTACGAGAGAGCAAAAGACCCTGAAGTTAAAAAACGTTTAAAAACTGCTTTAGATTATGCCGAACAGAAAAAAGAAGCATCTAAAGAAAAAACACAACGTTTAAAAAAAGAAAACGTAGCACCTAATCACGATGGTAAATCAGCTCCATTCGGTTCAGGATATAAAACAGTAAAAGAAAGAACAGCATCTGGTAATCCACCCCGCTACAGAGCTATTGAAAAAAGAGGAGATAAATACTACTATATTCAAGACAACCCATTTGCTCCTGGTATTAGACAAGAATTTGGTCCCTATAAAACAAAGGAACAGGCTAAGAAAAAAATGGGAACATTCCCACCATCTCAAAACTATAGAGATATAACAGAAAACACTATCCCCTCAATCGATATACTCGAAAAAATAGCCGAGTTAACTAATTACATGCGTGGGAAAGGGTACAATATTGATCCAGTCCCCAGCATTAAGCTAGTAGGTGATGATGTGGATAATGCTGAGAAATTCCTGGGTAGAACCGCGTACTATGATAATGACAATAAGTCTATCACCCTATACACTTACGGGCGTCATCCCAAAGATATTGTGCGTTCTTTCGCGCATGAGATGATTCACCATATCCAAAACCTGGAGGGTAGATTAGGAGATGTATCCACTACAAACACTTTAGAGGATGATCATATCAATGATCTTGAAAAAGAAGCTAATCTAAAAGGTACAATGACATTCCGTAACTGGACTGATAGTATTGAAGAAGATGGTCAAAAAACATCCAATAAAAATATGGATGATTATAAAAAACAAAATAATCCAAGTGGTAAAGTAAAAGATCCTTTTGGTTTAAATCAATATGCTCGTGAGTTAGCTCAAGGTTTAGAAGAAGAACAAGTAAACGAAGGTCGATACGATAAACTCACTAACGAACTTTCTAGTTTTGCTTTCGAGTTAATGAAAGACGGATATGATGTTGGTAAAAAAGTAGTAGACGAGTTATTTGTAGTAGGACCAGCAGACGAGGAAGTAGATTTTGTCTCTGATGAGTTTGAATTTGACTTTGTAGTTCAAGCAATCTATACAGACGACACTTACAAAGTAGGTGGAGGTGCTAACGCAGGATTTGATGCTAAAAGGAAAAGAATTCAACCTCTCCTTACCGTTAGATTTGAAATCCCAAAAGATATAGATTGGCAGACAGTCTCATTTGATCTAAAGGACGTTATAAGACACGAGCTTGAACACCTAACACAAGATGGTGAAAATCTAAAAGGTGGAACAGATAGTGATGATCCTAGGTTAGTAAGACCTAGCAAATATATGGAAGATGATGAATTCATCAGAAATCTAATTGATGTAGATTTGCTCCCTAAGTCAGACTATTTTAAATTAGAAAAAGAAGTAGATGCGATGCTTCAAGGTCTTTACTTTAAGGCTAAAAAATCTCGTAAACCTTATTTAGAGGTTATAGATGATTACTTAGATAAACAACCAGTTAACCCTCAAGAAAGAAAAGAAATTCTTGATTTATGGGCTAAAAGAGCAAAAGCTTTAAGTTTACCTTCCTTTACCAGTGCCTACGTAAAAGAGTCCTCATACCTTTACGATACGGGTGTTAAAAAAATGGATAAGGAAATGGGAGAGAAGAAATATGTGATATTTTGTGACATGGACGGTGTGTTAGTAGATTTTGATAAAGGGTATAAAGATTTAACCGGTTTATCTACTAAACAAGCCGACGCTCAAGGTAAAAGTGAATTTTGGAAGTTATTTGGAAAAAGTTTAAAAGAAAAAAACATATCCGATAAATCATATTGGGCTAGTCTAGATTGGATGCCCGATGGAAAACAACTTTGGGACTATATTAAAGGATATAACCCATATGTTTTAACCGCCCCTTCTGTTAATTTTGATATCCCATTTGAAGATCGTTATAAGTTAGAAAACAATGAATCAATGCAAGGTAAAACCGAGTGGGTTCAACGTTTACCTAATATGCGTAAATTATATTTCCGTTCTGCTGGTAGAAAAGCCGACTTTGCAGGTCCCGATAAAATTTTAATTGACGATAGAAAAGATACTATCGATTCATGGAATGCTAATGGTGGTATAGGTATACTTCACACATCGGCTGCTAACACAATCAAACAGTTACAAGATTTAGGTTTATGAGTAAAGAAAATGTTCTGAAAAAACAATTTGTAGAAAAAGACGTTAACAGATTAAGAAATTTAGTAAAAGGAAAATATGCAGATAAATCCTCAACTTCAGTCGGTTTTACAAAAGAACAAGAAGGTCCACATATCGAAGGAGATATATGGGATCAAGAAGATAAGACGTGGACTATTAAGGACGGCATTAAACAAAATGTTACAAAACTTGATAAAGCGCGTGAAGCGGTTAATTTCCCGATTTTTTGCCCTTCCTGTAAGAAAACAATGAAACCCCATTTGGATAAGAAGTGGTTTAATATGTACAAACGCTGTTTTAACTGTCAAATAGATTTTGAAGCAGCTATCCGTAGAGAAGGACTTTGGGAAGAATACGAAAAAACAATATATAATTCAGATATCGAAGGTATTATAGAAACGTTTGAGCTATGGATGAACGAGGAAATCAAACACAATGCTATCCAATCGTATATCACGGAAGCAGGTGACGTAGAAAAATGGACAGGTTCAGTTAAAAACAAACTACTTGAGTCAAAAGAGGAAACTATTAAGTATTTACAGAGTCTAAAGAAAGACTAATATTTATAAACACACTTAATATAAAAAGATATGGGATTTGATGTATCCAAATGGAATAAACAACGATACCTAGCAGAAGCTGGGGAGGAACTTCAAAATCCTATAGCTAAGGCTATAAATAATGCCCTACCAGAAAATCTAGGATATAAAGAGTTTGCTAAAGCTGTAGCTAGGGTTTTAAAGGACGAATACGGTTCTCAAAACTTTAAATCCTTTATGAACGTATTACATGATGAGTTAGGTATGGAACCTTTAAACGAGGAAGCTGAAGAGTCTACTTTAGAGAAAATAGCTTCTGAACTTAAACCAAAATATCCAGAACTTAGATTTGACCCAACATCAAATAGAATTGATGTTTTTGGAGACGAAAACGATAAAGTTACATTTGCTAATGCTGAACGAGAAACTAAGTTTGAAGATGGGTATAGAATGTTTGACGTTGAAGATGATGATAGAGGTTATATGGTTAGAATTGTAAAAAGATAAATAATGGAAGACCTAAAAAAAGTACAAGAATTCTTTGCTAAACCTATGGGTGAAGGGTATTATGAATTTGATATAGAAGATGATGGACCAGATTACAATAGTATATCTTCTTTAGAAGATGAATTACGTAGACTTATACGTTTTTCTAACCAATTTGGAAGTAAAGGAGCAGATGCTAAAATTGAACAATTAAAACAAAGAATTGCTCAATTAAAAAATCAAATTAATGAAGAACAAGAAGATCCAACAGACATTATTGCAATGGATGTTCCTTTATTCCTTCGTATGTTAGAGTACGCAAGAGAGGATGCTGAACAGGATATTGACCTACATAAGGTAACAGAACGCGCTATCGAGGCCGTTAAGCTAAGAGGTCTTTTATCAATGGAAGATTACCAAGATATTGTAGGTGAACCCATTGAGGAAATGACTGGTTATTCAAAATACCTAGCCACCCCAGAAAACCCAAAAGGTAAAACCCAAGGTTTAACACAGGATGTTATGGATAAAATCTTGTTAAAGATTGCCACAATGGGAGACGATGATAGAGAGGAAACTATTCGTTTAGGTGAAGGTGTTATTTACGAAGAACTTTGCCCAAAAGGTAAAGCATACATCAAAAAAAGACAAGCAGCAGGAGAAAAATCATCTGCTTATCTTTCAGGTCGTGCTGTTAAGGTTTGTAAAGGGCAGATGAAGGGGTGACAAACGAACGTCTACAAGAGATAATTACAGAATCGCTACGCGACTGGTTCAAAAAAGAGAACTGGGTGCGTATAGATACTGCGGGTAACATAACCGGTCCTTGTGGTACAATGAAACCAGGTAAAGCAACAACACGTTGTTTACCAAAATCAAAAGCACTAAGTTTAACTAAAGCAGAAAGAGCAGCCACATCGCGAAAAAAAGTAGCAGGAAGCAAGAAAGGTAAACAGTTTGTTAAAAACACCCCCAAAGCAAAGGTACGCCTTAACAAATAAATACATATTTATAACAAATTATCACTATGGACTTATCATCAATTGAAAAAATTATCCGTAAACAAGTTCCAAACGCTCAAGATAGCGAAGTGGAACTATATTTAGATTCTGTAGACCGTGTCCTATCACGTGGAGGCGACTACAGCGATATGTCTGAGGATGATGTAGTAGAAGATTTTGAATACTATATTCAATCCAGAATGGATGAGATAAAAAAACCAACAACAAAAATGAAAAGAAACGAATTAAAAGAAATGATCAAATCTGCTTTCATGGCTGAAAATTCTATGGATGACGATGCTGCCTTACAAGGCATGTATGGCGGCGATAATGTGTATGAAGCTGAAGAAAAAGAAGAAAGCCTAGACGATATTCTAGCTCGCATTATAGGTACTAAAGCAGATCCATACATGGCTGAAGACTTGAGCGAAGCTGAAGAAGAAGCAGATATTAAAATTGATGCCGAAGAAGAAGTTGAAGACGAAGGTGGCGAAGAAGAAAAACCAGCAAATGATTCAATCGTAGTAGATAAAAGAATTGTTTCTTTATCTTCACTTCCAAGTGATACAAGAAAAATCCTTGACTCCCTAGAGACTCTAAGAGCACAAGCAGAAGAGTTTGGCGATCAAAAATTCATCACTCAGGTTGGTAACACAATTACCTTCTTCACTCGCGACTTCGTTGTTGCAGGTGATGAGCCAACAAAAGCAAAAGTAGACGAGATCGCATTCCCAATGTGGAATAAAATTAAATAAAACTAAATAAATAAAAGATATGACATCACAAGAACTACACGACAAAATGGTAACAGTTTTAGAAACTCTAACCATCGAGCACCACAAAACAGCTAAAGCAGCACACGGACGTGCTCGTAAAATAGCAGGTGAACTTAAAAAACTAGCAACAGAATACCGCAAGGCATCTACTGCAGAAGACAAAGCAAAATAAAATAAAATAAAATGAGCAATTTTGACCTTAAAAAATACCTCGCCGAAGGTAAACTATTAAAAGAAAATGAAGGGTTTAATGTTGATCTTTATTATGATAAAGATGAAGATCTAGTTGATTTAGATGCTGCTTTTAAGGCTGCACCTAATATATCTTATAATCAAGTATTAGACATTTTTAAGAGTTATGAAGATGAAGAGATATTAAATGATTTTAAATCTGAATTTCCTGAAGGAAAAGATATTAGTAAAGAAGATTATTTTGAATTCTCAGAGAGATATATAGATGATATGAGTGAAACTAGTTTTATAAAGGCTAATTGGATAGGCGTATCTGATGATACAGTTTATGAAAAAGCTGGATTAGTTTAAATATTAAATTAAAAAATAAAATGAGCAATTTTGATCTTAGAAAATATTTAGCTGAAGGTAAACTATTAAAAGAAGCAATAATAGTAGACACTGCTATAATGGTAGATCCAAATAATGCTCTTATGTCTAATGCTTCAGATGAAGAAATAGATTATATAAAGGCTAATCTCACTAATGTTTCTAAAATGCCAGTTGATGATTTTCAAGAAAAATATGATAAGTATATGCTTAAATTTTACGATGAAGGCGATTCATTAGATACTCAAGTTAAAGCTTTGCAAATTCATATTGATAAAGGTATTTTAAATAGAGAAGAAGCAATAGAAGCCCTTGCAACGTTACAAGGACAAGATGTAGAAGAATTTGAAGATATATTCTAAATAAAATAAAATGGCAAAACTTTCCTCAGCTGAACTAGCTAAACGCGAAGACGTTATCATGAAGATGAAAAAAAATAAGCGTGGGCTTGTTAAACGTTATGGTTCAGATGCAGAAAAAGTAATGTATGGTCGCGCTACCAATATAGCAAAAAAAGTAACAGAAACACAAATGGAACAATCAAATCTAAAAGAGCTAGTAAGAGCAGCTTTAATGCAAGAAAAAGCAGGCTTCTCTAAAGAATTCGATAGCGATCCTGCCTTAAAAGGTGGTCAAAAGAATTTACCTGATGGCCTACAAAAAGCCATCATCTCTAAAGCTAAACCAGCTAACGAGGATCTTGATCTAGGACACGAAGACGACGAACCACACATGCTTAAAAGCGATTTATACCATATTGGAAAATACGCTATGAATCTTTACCAAATGGTAGATCAGTTTGAGGGTAAAGGTGAAGTTGATTTTCCACATTGGTGGCAATCTAAAATCATCAAGGCAAAAGAAATGATGTCTAGTGCTAAGCACTACCTTGATTTCGAATTAAAAGAACCAGAAATCGATGCTGCTGTAGATGTTATTGATGCTTCAGATGCTTTAAATAGCACTGGTATAGAGATAAACGAAAAAAGAACGGAAACATTAGCTGAAAGAATAGCTAAACAATTAAAAGCTAGATAATGACTCGTGAAGATCTTGTAGCAAAAATTAAAACGTTAGCTAAGGATGTCTATAAAGGCAGACTTAAGGCTGACGTTGCTGCTGCCGAGTACGATGAACTAACCAAATTTCCAGAACTCAAAAAAGTTATAGTCGATTTACTTACAGCAGATTTCGACTACTTTTTAGCCTCAATTGATTGGGTTGCTCCTCGTCCTACTACTTTCCGTATTAATTTAAAAAACGGACAAGATTTCTATCTTATTTATACACCTAAAACTTTTATTGCTCAAATAGAAGGTAAAAAATACTATCTACTTAACCTAAACGAGGAAGAATCGGCTTGTGAATCTATAGCTCGTATATTACGTTACGGAGGTAAAACAGAAGCATCTACTGAAGGAACAGAAACAGGAACAGAAACAGAAACCTCAATAGAAGAACCAGTAGCTGAACCAGTAGCTGAACCAGTAGCTGAACCAGTAGCATAATGGATAATTTGGATAAATTTATCAAAAGTGTAGCTTGGAAATTCCCAAAAGGATATCCTGACATGAACGATTCAAAAGATAAAGCTATGTTATTTGAACTAGCTGAAAATTTTATGGGTGAAATTATCATCAACGAGGCACAAGCAGATTATGATATCAGAATTCGTAAAGCTTTAAATTTAAAAGAAGGCGAAAAAATTCCAACTTGTAATACTCCCTTAAGTTTAGGTGATGATTTTAACTTAGGTGGAGAAGACGAAAAAATTTGGGTACAATTATATTCAACTCTCCCACTAAAAAAAGATAGCGAAATTCCAACAGCAGGAGCTGGTAAAGGAGAAATTGCTACTTACTGGGCGTTTGAATATAATGTCAATAGACATAACGTTACAGACTCTAGAAAAGGAGAAGACCCGGATTTAACCATTGATGGTATTGGGTGCGAAATCAAATCATACGAGACATCCAATATCACATTAGGTAAATTTGCCGGCGATAAAGAAAACGTTGCTTTGTTAAACAAAGTATTTGGCATCTTAACTCTATTTAGTGAATTTGACGAAAACTCCCAAATCACAGTTAACCCAGGTAACTTTAAAGCAATGGATATAGTCCCAGCATTCGATATAATGTCTAGTTTTGAAAAAAACAAGTCACTAAGAGATATAGATATGTTTGAGCCCCTATATAAAAGTATTGATTCGCTATATAATAAATTAGATATATCACCTGAAGCTACTGCTAAAGAAGGTGCTGCTAAACTTTTAAAAAGAGTACTATCTAACAAACTCTACAAAAAACCTAGAATGGGTAAAGATATAGGGTATATCTTAAACGTAAGTGAAAAAGGAAAAGGTAAATTTTATCTTATGAATGATGCTGTAGTAGATGCTATAGATGTCGAAAGAATCTTAAGTGGGGTTTATGTCTCATCTTCAGAACTAGGTATGAACTTTAAGAATTTATTTTTATAGATATGTGTGACTGCGGCTGCAATACTTGCGATACTAAAAAACCAGTGATGCTAAACGAAAGTGTAGCACCAAGAGCAATCCTTTCCGAGGGGTTGAAATATCACTTAGATAACGCACGACCTCTTACAGAGCACATATATCGTGCAGGCTCGGAAAGCTATTTCAATTTATGGGCAGAAGCACGCGCTTTATACAGCCGTAACATCATTGAGGTACAAGGAGATGATTTAGAGATACTAACTGAAACTGATCTAGGTCATTTTGGTATGTATGAGGATAAAAAAGTTCCTTTAGATTTTATCTTCGAGGAGGTAGAAGTAAACGAGGCAGATAAAAAGAAAAAAGACCCTCCAATTGGTAAACCAAAGCGTGGTGGCTCTAAAAAATTCTATGTCTACGTAAGAAAACCAGGTGGTGGAACTAAAAAAATATCATTTGGTGATACAACAGGTCTATCAGCTAAGATAAACAATCCACAAGCACGTAAAGCATTTTCAGCACGTCATGATTGTCCTAATAAAAAAGATAGAACAAAGGCTTCATACTGGAGCTGCCGTTTACCACGTTATGCTAAACTTTTAGGTTTGAAGTCTAACTTCTCAGGATTCTGGTGATAAAATAAAATAAAATGATTAAACTACTCCAACTACTAACCGAAGCAAAAAAAACAAAAGAAACTTTTGAAGAATTTGCTACCACACGTGCAGCAGGAGCTGCTAAAATAGCATCAACTGCAGAAGAAAAAGGTGGTTTAGCAATGTTAACTTACAATCACTTTTATGTTAAGGCTCCATACTACAAAAAAGCCATAAACGGAAAATTTGATAAAGAGGCAGCTAAAAAAGAATTTGCTGAAATCCTAAAGAGCATATCCCTAGATATGAACCAAAACGAGTTTCAAAGACAGGTAGGTAAAATGGAGGTATTAGGTGAACTTCTTATAAGAGAAAACTAATGCTTAACGCAAACATCCCTAGCTTTAAAGCGCTAGTTCGTAAATCATATTTTACAAAAAACCAAGAAGATCATAACGAATTCTATAATGTATACGTTTTTGGTCTTCAATCATGCGCTGGAACTATATTAACATTTCATGTTATGACAGATAACGGGATGATTCGTTCTCGTGTTCCACTTTCCGAAATTTATACAGAAATCCCAACAAACGACATTCCATTTAATTTTAAACAGTTATGGGATTGTTTTAGTGAAAACGTAGCTATTATAGAATATAGCTTTTTAGCATATCATAGAGCACAAATTGTTTTAAGAGACGGAAATAAAGTTTGGGGCACCTATATGTTTACAGTAGATTGGTTCAATAATCCATATAGCGATGAACCAACAGATTACAAATGTGGTCATATATTCGAATCAGACGAAGGGTATTTAATGTGTATGCCCAATAATAGAATATTCTGGAAAGACTCAAACTGGGTAACCAAACCACTCCCAGAGAATCTAAAGCAATATAAGGTAGATACAGAACTTCCAAGCGTGGAAAACCAATCAGATAGATGGGTTACCGAAGATGGAGATTCTTTTTATTACGATATGAATGAAACTTCTATAAAATGATTAAACTATCAGACATATTAAAAGAAACATACTTGGGTAGAGGAGAACAAGGTAAAGTATATGCTATAGGTAAAGATAAAATTAAAAAACAAAGTAATTTTTTAGATGGTTTCACTCAAGATGAATTATATTTTTATAATCAATTTAATAAACATCTTGATATATTTCCTAAAATATATGAATTAACTAAATCATATGTTATTATGGATAGATTATATGACATGCCTGATCTTAGTAATGTTTTAAACTATTTAGAACAAATTAACGTGTGGCGAGATAAAGATCCTATGACAATGATTTATTATTTATTAAAAAATAATGATTCATCTGAAATAGATACATTATTAAATAAAACAAAAAATAATAAATCTGTATATAATTCTCTTTTAAAATATATTAAATTTACTCAAGATGTATTAAATGTATTTCCTAATAAATCTATTGATTTTCATACAGGTAATATTGGAGTTGATAATAATGGAGATCTTAAAATTTTTGATTTAGCAATATAAAAATATGATTAACCTATAACATGACCCCATACACTGATCTAGAGATTACAGACCAATACATCATTAGGGAGTTCAACGAGAACATAGACCCGATTGAGCTATTATGGCATCGGGACGATGAAGATCGTACTATAGAGATTTTAGAGGGAATAAATTGGATGGTTCAATTAGATAACCAATTGCCAGCTTTACTAAACTCTCATATATTTATACCACGAGGTATGTGGCACCGAACCATTAAAGGGGAGGGACCACTTAAAATTAAAATATATAAAGAATAATGGCTAACTACGTAACAACAGGATATGTTTTTTGGTACCCCACTCAATCATTAGCCGGGGGTCTAGCAGGTGTAGTTAATGATCCTGATCGTACTTATTTTATTGGTGCACCTGGAGGAGCCCCTTGTACTAAATTCTGGAGAATTTCAGGATCTAATGGTGATATAGGAGTAACTATTATAGACCAGGGCTTAACATGGGCTACAGGCTCATCTGCCCCTACAACTGACCCCAACACAGCTAGAGCTATAAATGGACAAGATGCATATAGTGCTAGTTTAGGGGGCCAACCAGTTCAAACTGTATTATATAATCCATCTTTTAATGGAAATTTAGCTGGAGAAGGACCCACAATTTTACCTTCATTTTTTATTGATGGTGGTAATTATGATTTTGGTGTAGGAGGAGGTATTATATTATTAACAGGATCATTTATAGGAAGTCCTGAAAAAGGAATGAAAGAAGTAAGATGGTATTGGACAGCCGAAGATGATCCAAGCGATTCAGGAGCTTATACTCCCATAATTTATACCGACCCAGGAGACCAAGCTGATTTTTTAATTAGAAATTTTGGGGCAACTGATAATAGTGCGGGAGGAGAAGAAAAATTAGCAGGAGCAGTAGCCAGTATAGGTGGTATATTTTTAGCACCTAAAGATCTAGGTGGTGGGGATTTTATTTTAGATATTCCCTCTAATTTTAAACCTGGAGGAGCTTTTCCTATATATAAATTTGTTACATAAACTGAAAATTTACTATTTAGACTGATTCATAGCCAGTCGCTTATTAAAAATTTTGACAGCTGTGGCGTCACCAAATTTGGAGATGTCACAGCTTTTTATTATCTTAACGCGTAACAAATAAAAATATGAAGGAAAAGAAAATCGTAATTGTAGGTGCAGGTGTAGCAGGAGTTAATGCTGCAACCAAACTGGTTGATAGCGGGTATCCTGGTGAACTAATCACAATCATTGATATGGGTAAAGACCCATATAACCGTTTACCCGAAGAGGTAATGACTGGATTTTTAGGTGCCGGAGGATGGTCAGATGGTAAACTAACCTACCACACAGCCATTGGTGGTCAGTTATCTAAGTATTGTGGTGAGGAAAAAGCAATGGAATTGATGGATCAAGTTATCACTAATTTCAAGCGTTTCCACCCTAAACCAGAAGAAGTACAATGCTCAAATCCAGATACAGAACCCGAATTTATTAAACCATATTTTGGTTTGCGTTTGTTTCCAGTTTGGCACGTAGGTACAGATTATCTATCTGAAATTGCTAAAAACTGGTATGATTATTTAGTGTCTAAAGGTGTAGAGTTTAAATGGGAAACCAAGGTAACCAGTATTAACTTCAGACACAACGAGGTTGTAATGCATTCGGTTAAACCCGAATTTGCAACTATGGATAATGATGGGGTATTTTATGATGAACTTATCTTTGGTGTAGGTAAATCAGGTATTGATTTTGCTCAACAATTGGCTAACCAATATGAACTACCAGATGAACCTAAATCAGTTCAAATTGGAGTACGTTTTGAGGCACCACAAAAACACTTTCAAAAACTAATTGATATTTCATATGATTTTAAGTTGTATAGAAAATTTGACGATAAAGGTGTTTCACTTCGCTCATTCTGTACAAACAATAATGCTGCGTACGTTGCTGTAGAGGAAACATATGGTGACCACAGCTATAATGGTCACGCTAAAAAAGATCCAAAATATCTAAACGGGATGACCAATTTTGGCATCTTGATGGAAATCAATGGCATTGAAGATCCATTTACTTGGTCACGTGATGTAGTAAATAAGCTTCAGTTTAATGGTACTGGTTTATATTATTCACCAACTCGAGTTCCATCTACCACAGCAGAAGGAAACAATGTTACAGCTTTCCAAATCGATAATTTAAGTGGAGTAGAACATGTAATGGGTGAATATTGGAACTATATTATGGACTTTATCGAGGATATGAAAAAAGTATTCCCTACATTAAAAGACGATTGGGGTATTTACGTTCCCGAGGTAAAATATCTTTCACCTGAACCACTTGTAAACTACCGCAACTTGTCTCTAACCAAGTTCCCCAATGTACACTTTGTAGGAGATGCATTATCAGCTAGAGGTATAACAGTTTCAGGAGCTCAGGCAATATACGTTGCCGAGGACGTTCTTTCTTATTACCTTCGCGATACCGAATATCCGGAATTTATTAGCCATTATGTAGCATGAAAAAACAAACAATTTACGAAGAACGCCGAATGAGATCTAAAGGAGCATATCATCACTTCTTTAAAGAAAGTGGCAGCACCTCTTGGAAATACCACAACTGGGAAGGTCCAGCAATTCAACCTATTGAAGGCGAGCAAACCGAACATAAAAAAGAATACTATCTATATGGCAAACATATGATTTTGGAACAATGGGAAGAAGCTCGTAAAAATAGAGAAGGTTTACCTTGGTATAAGAACGCTTCAATGAAAGGAACAACACGATTCTAATGGGACATAAGTATCAACCAGTACCCCGTAAAGGGGATATTTACAAAAAAGCTTGGGGACACGAACTTTGGATCGCAAACCACGAAGCATATTGTGGTAAACTCCTTGTATTTGAAAAAGATAAAAAATTCTCAATGCACTACCACTTGATTAAAGAAGAATCGTGGTACGTTTCTGAGGGCGAATTTGAATATAGCTGGATTGATACTGAAAAAGCCTCCATTCACTCAACTTTGATTCGTAAGGGAGACGTCGTAGATTTAGAGGTCGGACAACCACATCAACTAAAGGCACTTACTGAAGGTGCTACAATTTTTGAGGTATCCACCAAACACTACGAGGAAGACAGTTACAGAGTAATACCAGGATCATCACAATTATGAAAATAGGATTATGTGGAACAATGAGTGTAGGTAAAACCACACTTGTAAACGCACTTAAGGAATTACCAGAGTTCAAAAACTATACGTTTAGAACTGAACGTTCAAAATATTTAATGGAGCAAGGTATTCCCTTAAACACGGATTCTACACTTAAGGGTCAAACAGTATTTTTAGCTGAACGAGCTATGGAGCTTATGCAAGAAAATATCATTACAGACCGTACCATAATTGATGTAATGGCTTTTGCTCGTGCTTCTAAGTCAATGGATCCCGTTGAAAAATATGATTTTGAGCAACTAGCTATGTTGTTAATTAAAGACTATGACTATATTTTTTATATAAACCCAGAAGGAGTAGATATAGAAGATAATGGCATACGTGAAACAGATACTGAATATCGTAAGCTAATTGATTTTATAATTGTTAACTATCTTAAATCAAGACGTTCTCTTATTAAAAATTATGGTATATTGGAAGGTCCTACTGAAGAGCGTATTAAACAGCTTAAATTTCAATTAGGTTTGTGATATTTATAAGAAAACTATAATATATTTGAAGATGAGAATATCTGAATTAAAAAAAGCCATCCGCGAAATGATCGTAAGCGAGTTAAACGAAGAGGAAAGGATTGTTAAAAAAGGAACCCCAATGCCAACAGATGTACAAGTCGGTGATACTTTAGCAGTAGTTAAAGCAGACGAGGCACTTAATGAAATGGCTAAAATCGCAGGCGATCTAAAAGCAGCAATCGAAAAAGTAATCGAAAAAAATAAAGACGCTGAAAAGAAAGACGTTCGTAAGGCTATTAAAACAGACAACGAAGTTCAAGCTGCACTAGGACCTGATGATGATTTATTCGATAACCAACTTAACAAATTTATCGATCTAGTAAGAGGCGAAAGAGAAGTTGGACAACGCGGACGTAAAGCAGATCCAAACAAACCAGCTAAAGAGCCTAAAGAACCAGGAAGGCGTGGTCGCCCCAAATCAGCAAATCTTGCTGCCAAGAAAAAAGACGAGAAGGTAAAAACATTCTCAATGACTAAAAAATATTATTCTGATAGCGAAGACCAAGACGGACCATCCGATTTGGAACTACGTAAACTAGCTGGTTCAGGTGGTAAACTTGAAAAAGGTAAAACAGCTCAACTCCGTGCTCAAGAAAAAACTAAATTAGTTAAAGCATTCCTAAAGGATATGAGAGATGCTGGGGTAGTAGATAATGCTAACCGTGTCTTAGATAAAGACAAGTACGCTACAGAGTGGTCAAAAGCCAAAATCGAAATCGAAGATAAGGTATCTAAGCTTAAATAATGAAATATTTTAAAAATATTCAATCACTACTTATAGTAGTGTTGATAGTTGTGATTTTTTTAATGAGAAGTTGTTCAGGTAAGGGTACACCTACTGAACCACAGATCATTAGAGATACTATTGTTGAATCTATTATGATTGAAAAGCAATACCCTGTATATGTACCTAAAGTAAAGTATATCACCCAAGTAGATATTGATACATTTAGTACCCCAATCGATACATCAGCTATCTTATCGGACTATTATGCTATCAAAACCTACGAGGACAAACAAGTATTAGATAGTTTAAACTTAACTATTATCGACACTATATCTCAAAATCAAATTAAAAGCAGAAAAATTAGTTATACTTTTACTTACCCTCAAACTACCATTAGAGAAACTATTATTCTAAATAAAAGAGAATTATATTTTGGAATTGGAGCAACTGGAAACCAAGACCAATTACAATATTTAGGTGGAGAAGTGGTTTTTAGAAATAAAAAAAGACAGGCGTACGGCTTGGGAGTTGGTGTTGATCAAAATCTAGTTCCAGTAATCTCTGCTCGTATGTACTGGAAACTAGGAAAATGAGTGATCAGGATTTAAGAAAAATAATACAACAGGAATACGTAAAATGCGCCCAAGATCCGGCTCACTTTCTACGCAAATACTGTTATATTCAACACCCCCAACGTGGCCGTGTTGTCTTCAATCTATTTCCATTCCAAGGTAAGGTACTTAACCTTTGGAAAGAAAACCCATATTCGGTTGTACTTAAATCTCGCCAGTTAGGTATTTCAACTTTAGCGGCCGGATATTCTTTATGGATGATGACTTTCCATAAAGACAAAAACATACTTTGTTTAGCTACAAAACAGGAAACAGCTAAAAACATGGTAACCAAGGTAAAATTCATGTATGAAAACCTACCTTCATGGCTTAAAGTACCATCAGACGAAAATAACAAATTAACATTAAGATTAAATAACGGTTCTCAAATCAAAGCAGTATCGGCAGCAGGTGATGCTGGTCGATCAGAAGCAGTATCTTTGCTTATAGTGGATGAGGCCGCGTTTATCGAAAACATCGGAGAAATATGGGCATCAGCACAACAAACACTAGCAACGGGTGGTGGAGCAATAGTACTCTCAACCCCCTATGGAACTGGAAACTGGTTCCACCAGCAATGGGTAAGAGCGGAAGCAGCAGAGAACGACTTCTTACCTATCAAGTTACCTTGGTACGTACACCCGGAGAGGGACGAGGCGTGGAGGAAACGACAAGATGAACTTCTAGGTGATCCTAGAATGGCAGCACAGGAATGTGACTGTGATTTTAGTACCTCGGGAGAAACGGTATTCTATCCCGAATGGATCGAATTTATAGCCCAAACTACCGTTAAAGAACCGGTTGAAAGACGCGGGGCAGACAAGAACCTATGGGTTTGGCAACCTGCTGATTATTCGCGAGATTACATGGTTGTAGCCGACGTGGCTAGGGGTGATGGTAGAGACTTTTCGGCCGCTCACGTGCTCGATATTGAAACAAACACCCAAGTTGCCGAATACAAGGGACAATTATCGCCAAAAGAATTCGGACATTTTCTAGTAGGACTAGCCGCCGAATACAATAATGCTCTATTGGTAGTAGAGAACGCCTCAATAGGTTGGGCAACAATAGAAACTGTTATAGAACGCGGCTATCAAAACTTCTACCAGTCACCCAAGAGTGACTTAGTGACAGCTGATTCGTATTTTAACCGATATGAATTTGGTAATAATTTAACCCCTGGTTTTACAATGTCGCTAAAAACCAGACCACTTGTGGTAAACAAGTTTAGAGAATATATTGGCGATCGTTCTGTAACAATTCACTCAAAACGTTTACTAGAGGAAATGAAAGTATTCATTTGGAAAAACGGTAGACCAGAGGCACAAAGCGGATACAACGATGATTTAGTAATGTCGTTTGGTATTGGAATGCTTTTAAGAGACACATCACTTAAATTCCAGCAACACGGTTTAGACATGACCCGAGCTGCTTTAAACGGGATGACAAAAACACACGGAGGAGCATATTCAGGCAACGCTGTCCAAAATCCATATACACAAAAAATAGGCAATCAGCAGGAAGATCTCCGTTGGCTCCTTTGATATTTATAATAATAAAACACACAAATGGCTGATACTAGTTTATTTTCCCGATTAAGAAGACTCTTTTCAACTGATGTAATCATCAGAAACGAGGGTGGAAGTCAGCTAAAAGTAGTTGATACGGATCATATCCAAACCAGTGGTGAATTCCAAACAAATTCTCTAGTAGATAGGTTTGGAAAAATCTACACTAACCCAGCCTCTACATCTCTTTTAGGTTCACAATTCAACATACAATATCAGTATCTAAGAACTTATCTTTATAGTGATTACGATGTAATGGATACCGATGCTATTGTAGCTTCTGCCCTTGATATTATCTCGGATGAATGTACTTTAAAGAACGATATGGGAGAGGTACTTCAAATTAGAAGTAGCGACGATGATATTCAAAAAATCCTTTATAATCTATTTTACGATGTACTTAACATTGAGTTTAATCTATGGTCTTGGGTTCGTCAAATGTGTAAATACGGTGATTTTTTCTTAAAGCTAGAGATCGCAGAAAAATTTGGTGTATATAACGTAATTCCTTATACAGCATACCATATTCAAAGACGCGAAAACTTTGACATGGAAAACCCAGCAAAAGTTCAATTCCTTTATTCTCCCGATGGATACTATACGGGTGGTTCAGGTTACTATGCTACTCCAAATACTAAACCATCTGAAAATCAGATTGTATTTGATAACTACGAGGTAGCTCACTTCCGCTTATTAACGGATGTAAATTATCTTCCCTATGGTCGTTCATATCTTGAACCAGGACGTCGCTTATTTAAGCAATATGTGTTGATGGAGGATGCTATGTTGATCCACCGTATTGCTCGTGCCCCAGAAAAACGTATTTTCTATATCAACGTAGGTAATATTCCACCACAAGAGGTTGATGCATTTATGCAAAAAACTATCAACACAATGAAGAAAACTCCATTGATGGATGAAAAAACAGGTGAATATAACTTAAAGTACAACATGCAGAATCTACTTGAGGATTTCTACATCCCAGTAAGAGGCAATGACACTGCAACTAAAATAGACACTACAAAAGGTCTAGAATACAATGGTATCGAGGACGTAGCTTACCTAAGAGATAAACTATTTGCTGCCCTTAAGGTACCTAAAGCGTTCATGGGCTATGAAAAAGACTTAACTGGTAAGGCTACGTTAGCGGCTGAAGATATTCGTTTTGCTCGCACCATTGACCGCATTCAACGAATCCTATTATCTGAGCTATACAAGATTGCTTTAGTACACTTGTACTCACAGGGATATGATGGTGAGCAATTAACAAACTTTGAACTTAAGTTAACTACTCCATCAATCATTGCAGAGCAAGAAAAAGTTGCTCTACTAAAAGAAAAAGTAGCCCTAGCTAAAGAAATGTTGGATACTAAAATCATCCCATCAGATTGGATTTATGATAACGTATTCCAATTCAGTCAGGACCAATACGATGAATACCGAGATTTAATTATCCAAGACCAAAAACGCGCATTCCGTAACCAACAAATAGCTGAAGAAGGTAATGACCCGATCGAAACTGGCCGTTCATACGGAACACCACACGATCTAGCTTCTTTATATGGTAGAGAAAGATACGCTGATAATTCAGTACCAGATGGGTACGATGAAAAAGCTGAATTAGGTCGCCCTAAAGAAAAAGCATCTAATATAGACACTCAGGATAACCCATTGGGTAGAGATCGTTTAGGTAAAAAAGATATGAAAAAAGACGACCAAGAAGGTACAGGTAGAACTCAATTTAAAGGTGGTTCACCATTAGCGCTAGAAGGTACTAAACTTGAACTATCTAAAAATAGAACATTATTGGAAGGTCTTCACAAAAAACTAGTATTCCAAAGCGATAAAGCTAAAGAATCGTTATTAGATGAGTCTAATCTGACTGATTAAATATCTCAATATATTTATAATAAATCCTAATAGGAATGAATATCAAACACTCGAAATATAAAAATACGGGCATTCTATTTGAATTGCTGGTACGCCAAGTAACAGCTGACACCCTTAACGGTGATCAATCTCCCGCATTAAATATTATTAAGAAATTTTTTGTTAAAAGCGAATTAGGTAAAGAACTCAAATTATATGAGACTTTAACTAAAAGTAAAAAAATAAACGAATCTCGTTCTAATTTACTTATCCAAACTCTATTAGAGTCATCTAAAAAGCTTAACAAGAAAACGCTTAAAAGAGAAAAATATAATCTTATTAACGAGATTAAAAAACACTATAATTTAGATGAGTTTTTTAAGACAAAACTTCCTAACTATAAAACACAAGCTGCTTTTTATACACTAGTTGAAGCACAAAGCTCAATAGAGATGATCAGTCCTGATCAAATTGTAGCTAATAAGTATAGTATTTTAGAGCACTTAACACTGGGACCAGTTAACCCAGAAAAAGTAAAAGACGAGGTTTTACAAGAATTCCAAACATACGATAAGGACATAAGAATGTTAACCTATAAAATTTTATTAGAGAAATTTAACGGTAAATATTCAGATTTACACGAATCACAAAAAGAGGTACTTAAAGAATTTATCACATCAGTTGATTCAACCCCCAAGCTAAGAACATTCTACAATAATAGAATCCAGCAACTTAAAGAAGAGTTAGCTATTATTAGCAATACTATAGCAGATAAAGCTGTTCAAATTAAGTTAAACGAGGTGTTACCTCTTATAGTTGAGATAGAAAAAAATCAACCCATCAGAAACGAAAATATAGTTGATTTACTCCAATACTGCGAACTCGTAGAAGAACTTAAATCAGCTCATGGGTCCTCTATTTAACAAAATTCGGGAAATAGTTAGAGGTAGAAAGTTTATTCTTACCCCTACACCCGGAGGCGAAGAAAACGAATCAGACGTAACATATGTTCCTGATTTTGAAATTCTTTTAGCAGACATTAATCGCGCTTTAGAAACTCTTAGAGCAATTGCTACTGATCCCCAGGTAATAAATGACCCTAAATTTGGAGAAATATATAACCAATTTAGAGTTTTAAGAAATAATCTTAGAACCCACATGCGCACCAAATACCCTTCAGAATACCAAAAGATTAAAGGTATGTTTGAAATGAGTGGTACTGGTGGTGGTGCCGGAGCCGGATCATTCTCTCCTGGAACTGGTGGTCAATATGCTACCCCATTTGCTTTTAAAAAGATGGGAAAACAAGAATTACCTGAAGCCTCCCTAGGTGCATCATTAGGTAAGGGACCCAAAGCAGGTCCTAAAGGAGTAACAAATAACTACTATACTAAAAACTTTAAGTATAAACTGGTTAATCCCGTAAAATTAGCGGCCCAATCTAAGGCAGTAGATACTAAATACCTCTGGGGAAAACCTTAATATTTATAGGTATGTATAAGTATAAACTAAAGACTAGAATCAACGAAGCGGATCCTAAAAGAATAGAGTTCCAAAATCAACGCATTGATGCTTTCAAAGCTATTGAATCTAGATTAAACAGTTTATATCCAGCAATTGATAGAGCAAAAGACGAAACAATAGCATTCTATAAAGAAAAACCAGAATCCTTTGCTGTGGTAAAACCTACAGATCTAATTATGGATTATTTAAACGACATCGAAAAATTATTAAATCAATAAAATATGGCAAATACTGCTTTTAATACAAACGGAACTATTTCTACTACTAGTGTTACTGGCTCATTTGCTGGTTTTACTGTAGTATCAGGTTCAGCAACTTTTACAGGTCTTAAAGATTATTCAAATAATAATGTATCTACAGGCAGTATAGCTCTATGGACAGCACTCCCAGTAGGTACTACAGTACCACTATATATAACAAGTGCTTCTTTATCATCAGGAGCTGTAGTATTTTACCCAGTTTCAACTGTAATCCCACAACAATAATATGAAAACCCTACAAGAACAATTCAATCTAATCCAGGAAGGAAAAGGACATAAAGATATGTTCTTAAAATCCGCTCGTAGATTATTCCCAGAATATTTAACAAACTATGCCTCCTATAATGAGGTTACTACCATTTTAAAGCAAAGAGGTGTTTTAAGTGAAATAATTGTAGGTGGTGGTATTGTTACTCAACGCACTTTTGATCCATTTAAGGCATTTGATGCATACGTAAACGAAGAATACACAGTAGCTGGTGGCGTTGGTAAAACATATGCTGCCCAACAATTAAACCCAGTTTCTGCTCCTAAATCCCAAGGTGCTCAAACTACTAAATCGGTAGAAAAGAATCTATCTAAAGAGGTAGCAGATCGCCAGGAAATGGCTGGCTATGATTATAGTAATGAAAAAAATATTGACAACGTATATGGTCAAGAATTTTTAGAGGGATACTACGCGGAGATGAAAGATCCTAAAAATGTTGATAAAACAATAGATGAATTAAAAGACATTGTTAGAAAAAATTTAGTTAAAAATTCTTCATACTATGTAGAGAATGCCGCATTTGGTATTAAAGGGATTGGTTATACAAAATCAGCACCTGGTTTAGGTGAAGGAGAACCCGCTAAAGGCAAATACAAAGCCAGCGGATATGGTGATTTACCTAAGAAAAAATAATGAAACAAGTATTAATTGAAACCCAAGCGTTTCAGGTTAATCCTGTTCAATTAACTGAAGGTACTAAATCTCCAGCAGGCAACCCCATTGTAGAAGGTATTTTAGCTACGGCTGAAGTTAAAAACGGAAACGGCCGTTACTACAAAAAAGATCTATGGCAACGCGAAATAGATAGATACATGGAAGTTGTTAAAGAAAACAGAGCAACAGGTGAGCTAGACCATCCAGACTCCTCTATCATCAATCTTAAAAACGTATCTCATATTATCCGAAGTATCTTTTGGGATGGAGACCACGTAGTAGGAAAGATAGAAATACTACCAACTGTTTCAGGTAATATTTTAAAAGCATTAATTGAAAATAATGTTCAAGTAGGTGTTTCTTCTCGCGGTATGGGTTCTTTAAAACAAATGAGTGAAGGTACACTAGAGGTACAAGACGACTTTGAACTTCTATGTTGGGATTTTGTTTCTACACCTTCCAATCCAGGTTCATATATGCACTTAGTGCGCGAAGGAAAAGAATACAACACAAGTAACCATTACAGTAAAGCAAGTGGAATTTTAACAGAAATTCTATGCGCTAAGGGCACCTGCCCTATTATATAAATTTCCCTAGGGCGCTACCTTGGGTGGGGAAACGCAAGTTTCCCCTTTTTTATCTTTGAATAATCCATACATATGTATAGACATAATATGCTATCCTTATATAGCATTTACAAATATATAAATTCCGATTACGGTTGAATAAATAACCGTACCCCCCAAATCAAATTTTGTGGATAAAACAATGGCGA